GCTACAGGATTACCTGCAACATCAGGAACAACTTTTACTGGAACAATGCGTTTGCAAGTTGCTGGATATGGTACCACATTAGATTTTGGGGCAGAGGGCCCATCAACAGGAAAACAATGGTTACAAGCTACTGATGCGGGTGATTTATCAGTAACATATCCATTATTACTAAATCCAAATGGTGGAAACGTAGGAATCGGAACAGATTCGCCTACATATAAATTACATATTAAAAGCTCTAATAACGTATCTATATTTGAAGACACATCTAATGCTAGTGGTGCAGCTTTTATAGTTTTTAATAGACCAAGTGTTTTTTCAATGGGTTCTATTACAAGAAATGGTTCGGCTAACTCTGTTTCTTATAATACAGGATCAGACTACAGGCTAAAAGAAGATTTAAAAGATTTTAACGCTTTAGACTTAGTAATTAGTAAGCAATATAACAGCATACGACTACAAGTGGAAAGATGTCGAACAAAGAGATTATGGCTTTATAGCACATGAATTAAAACAAACGTTACCAAACGTAGTTACAGGGGAAAAAGACGGTGAAATCATGCAAGGTGTTGATTATTCTAAATTAACTCCTGTTTTATTAAAAGCAATACAAGAACAACAAGAAATAATAAATGATTTAAAATCAAGAATAGAACAATTAGAAAATTAAAATTATGGCAATTACTTACAAATGGACAATTAACCAAATGAATGCACATATTCAAGCTGAAGGCGAGGATAATGTTATATACACAGTGCATTGGACTTACTCAGGTTCTGAAGAATCTGGAGGGCAACAATATTACGCAAGCCAAATAGGTGCTCAAAGCTTTACTTATGTGGCTGGTGAACCTTTTATACCTTATGAAAATACTGAAGCTTTTGAAAATGTAGTGATAGGATGGCTTGAAGATGCTTTAGATGTAGCTAGAATGGCTAAATCTATTGAAGATAATATTAAGCTTCAAATTACACCTGTAAATGAAGATTTATACTTTACATGGCAAAACCCACCTATACCACCAGTTGAATAGTGTAAGTTTTGTAAAAAACAAGTGATAGTATAATTAAACCTATATCACTGTGGTAGTGATATAAACCAAAATAATGTTTAACCAATTAAAACCAAAAAACGATGACTTATTTTTATTCGTTGACCTCTTCAATGGGTCAACCCAAAACACCACAAATTTCCGAAGAAACTATTAAAGCTTGGAAGCACTTAGCTGAAAAGAAAAACTGGAGAATAGTTCAGTTACCTAATGGTTATTTTCAAACCGAGTACAAAGACCCCAGCTGTGACTGTAACGAAGACGAATGTTGCGACAGATGGTTCGATGTAACTAGACGTGAAACTTTAGAATCTGCTGAAGCTGCTATCGATGGTAGTGTTGATCACTATAAAAAGAAAGTGGACTTTATTAAAGGACCTAAAGTTGTTAAAACATTCAAATAATACTTAATCAAATTAAATTAAATTAAATTATGTCAAATGCAATTGTAAAGAATCTGAACTTTGGTTTGGACGCTAAAAACAATGTGTTTGCTGGTATTACGAAACTTACACAAGCTGTTAGCTCCACATTAGGAGCTAGCGGTAAGTGTGTTATTCTAGAGGATACAACTGGCAAACCAATTATTACCAAAGATGGTGTAACCGTAGCTGAATCAATAACGCTGCTAGATCCAGTGGAAAACATGGGTGCAACATTATTAAAAGAAGCTGCTAAAAAAACAGTGAGTGAAGCTGGTGACGGTACAACAACAGCAACGGTTTTAGCTCACGCTATATTAGAAGAAGCTTACAAGGTTTTAGATAAAGAAAACTCAAGGCAAATAAAAGAAGGTATTAATAAAGCTGTTAATGATGTTGTTGATTATTTAAATAATATAGCAACACCGGTTAAAAATGATATGATCGATCAAGTGGCTACAATATCTACAAACAATGATCCTGTTCTTGGTAAAATTATAGCTGATGCATTTAGATCAGTTAATCAAACAGGTGTTGTAATGATGGAGGTTTCAGATTTACCAGAAACAAGATTTGAAACAATAGATGGTATACAATACAATAGAGGATTAAAAAACATACATTTTGTCACTGATCAAGCTACTAAAACAGCTGAGCTAGATAATCCATTAGTTTTATTAGTAGAGTCTGAAATTGAAAATATAAGAAAAATACAAAACGTACTTGAATACGTTATAAAAAATAATAAATCATTACTTATTATAGCTGATGTAGATCAACAAGTTATGTCTGCTTTAGCTATGAATAAAATAAAAGGTAATATAAAGGTTAATGTTATTGATGCACCTATATACGGTGTTAACAAAAAAGAAACATTAAATGATTTAGCTTTATTAACTGGAGCGACTATTATAAATGAAGACTTAGGTGATGATATAGATTTAATAGGCCCAGAACAATTAGGGCAATGTATTAAAAGTGTTAGTAATCAACAAGAGACTATAATTCATGTTGGTGAAGTATCTGAAGAAGTTAAAGGTTTAATAGAAGAAATAAAAAAGAAATTATTATCTACTAAAAATCCAAATGAAATAATTCAATTAGAAACTAGATTAGCTAGATTATCAGGTAAAGTTGCTGTTGTAAAAGTTGGTGCTAATTCTGAAGTTGAATTACAAGAATTAAAAGATAGGGTGGAAGATGCTATATGTGCAACTAAAGCTGCTATTAAAGAAGGTATAGTTCCAGGTGGTGGAATTGCTTTATTAAACGCTTCGCAAAAAATTAAAACAACTAATAAAGGTGAAAACATATTGTTGAAAGCTATACAGGCTCCATTTAAAACAATATTAAACAACGCTGGTATAGTTGATTATAGTTCATCTAAAACTGAAGGTAAAGGTTTAGATGTTGTTACAGGAAATATGGTAAATATGATTGAGTCAGGGATTATTGATCCTTTGCTTGTAACTAAAAGTGCTTTAAAAAATGCAGCTTCTGTTGCTACCACTATTTTATCAACCGATTGTGTAATAAATAATCTTAGAATAGATGAAAGCAATAGGTAAAAATTTAATAGTAAAAATAAATAAACAAGGTATATCTGAAACAAAAGGTGGACTTTTTTTAGCTGAAAAACAACGTGAAGATATAAGGTATACTGAAGGTGTTATAGTTTCAGCTGGTAGTGATGTAACTGGAATAAAGCAAAATGATGTTATTTATTTTGATAAAAATAATTCTCATCAAATAGAAATAAAAAAAGAAATCTACACTGTGGTTCACATCAACCATGTTGTAGTTGTATTATGAGACTAGAAGCTTCTGATATTAGAGATTTAAATCTTTTAAAACATTATAGAATAATCAGGAAGTGGGCTTGTAAAAATAACAACTTAAATGATGCAGATTTAGAATTACTTATATATTTCGATTGCATGGGTCTTTTTACTAAAGAAGATTTTAAAATCGGTACTTATTCTTATAGCTGGGATAATAGACGCTGGAACAGATTGTTAAAAGAGGGTTGGATAATCGTATGGAGAAAACATAATCGTACAACTCAAAAATACAACATATACAAAGTTTCTTTCAAGTGTAAACAGCTTATAAGTAGAATGTACCGAATTATGCTTGGAATAGAGGATATACCAACCTCATTACATAGAAATAAAATAATGAAAGGTAAAACCTATATAGACAAAGTAATGATCACGTCTATAAATAATGTTAACAAAGATAAAAACAGATAATCATGGGAAAAAAAGAAAAAAAGGTTGAAGAAGTAAAAAAAGAATATTCTTCAATAGACAAAAAGATTAAAAAGCTTGAAGATAAAATCAAAGTTTTAAAGTCTAAAAAATAATGAAAGATATAAACGAAAGGATTAAAGAGTCTATATTAGATCCTATGAGTATGGATAAGGCTGATGATATGTTTAGACCTTTTGAAATAAAGAATAAGTTTATTTCTCCAAAAGATCAAGAATCTATGAGTATGAAGTTTGATACTAAAAACATAGACAGATCTGGTAAACCTATAGTTTCAAATCCTGATGTTCAAACCGCTGGTTCGTTTCCTACATTAGGAACTCCAGATATAACACCTAGAGAAGAACTAGACAATAATCAGTTTAAAATATAAGATATGAGTAAAAAAGGACAAGTTGGTGCTGATGCAACGTGGGGTGGACCTCACACTGCAACAAATTTAGCAAAAGGTAATGCAAGAAATAATATGCAAGTTTCAAAGTATCCTTGTGATTATAAAGCTGGGCCAATAAGTAGTATTGCTAAAAGATAGTAAAATTTCACTAAAATGAGTGATAGAATAAGTGAACACATATCGCTTAAAGAAGGGATTAAATCTCACACAGCTACTAGGTTAAATATTGATAATACACCTAGGGAATTAGATTTGGTTAATATGAAAACTATTGCAGAAAAAGTGTTTGAACCTCTACGTAAATGGGTAGGTGGTCCAATCGCTATTAATAGTTTCTATCGCTCGCCTAAATTAAATTCTGCTATTGGTGGAAGTACAACGTCTCAACACTGTATTGGTTGCGCTCTTGATTTAGATGATAATTATGGTTATAAAACTAATGCAGAAATGTACGAGTATATAAAAAATAATTTAGATTTCGATCAAATGATTTGGGAATTTGGTACTGATCAAAATCCTGACTGGGTGCATGTAAGCTATGTATCTGAAGATGCTAATAGAAGAAGATGTCTACTTGCTTATAAAGATAATGGTAAAACTAAATACAAAGTAATATAATGGCTTACACACAATACAATTCTCCTTTTGCTAAAAAATGCAATGGACCTGCTATAACAGAAAAGTCTTACGAAAAACAAAATCGTAAAATGAGATCTGAATACACTAAAGAAACTGGTAAAAAACTAGGTACTAGACAAACATCTGGTACTGGTAAACGTAGAGTTTCTTTTGCTTGTAGATTTGGAGGTATGGCTGGTTCTTTAAAAAATAAAAAAGGTGAGCCAACTAAATTAAAAATGGCTCTTAAAAAATGGGGTTTTGGTAGTAAAGAAGCTGCTAGAAACTTTTGTAATAAAAATAAAGAAAAAAAATAAAAAAAAATGATTAGAAATTATTACACCGACTCGTACAAATCAGCTATACCAGTCACTCCAAGTGATACGTTACTTATAGATGGTAGAGCAAAAGCTTCAACTCCAATAGGGGCTTGGAAGCAATACAATTTATATATAGGTAACTCACCAAGTACTTTACCTGTTACAACAACTTCAAATAACAATGTTGTTAACAACTCAGTTAATGTAGGTTTAAAATCTCCAAATCCGTTGATTAAAGTTGGTATGAGAGTTACAGGCACTGGATTACCAGATGCAGGTTTACTAGTAGCAACAGTGGTTGATGCTAGTAACTATACTTTATCTCAAGCAGATAGTATAGCTGCTGATGCTACTTTAACGTATAGTTATGATAGTGAATCTAAAATAAAAGTACATACAATAAACAATGAAGCAATAGAATTTGTTAATCCTACTCAAGGATCAATATTACCCGTAAGTGTAGTTCAAGTTTACTCTACAGGAACAGATGGTGGTGTATTAAATTTAGTAGCTTTAAGTTAAAATAAATAAAAAAAACAATGGATACAAAAATTACTAAAGGCAATGTAAAATCTGCTATCAAAGATGACAAAGCTCACATCGATTATTTAAAAAGAGATGTTTTAGATGATCAAAAAAAAGGAGGTAAGTACAAAAATATTAACCAAACAGCTGATGAAAAACACATATCAAAATTAGCTGGAGACATTAAACGTGATCATACTTTTTTGTCTAAACATATGAAAAACAATAAATAATCATGGGTACAAAAGGAAAAACAATAGGTGGTGGAATACCAGGATCAGGGAAAGACATAATCTCTGGAGGTCATGGTGCCGGTAGATACGGGCAACCACATAAATTTTATGGAGAAGGTGCAGCTAGATACAAAGGGCCACACAAACAGTTAGAAGATCTTTCAGGAGAATCATATGGGGCAAATAAAATTGATGATCCAGAAACAGATTCAAAAACCAAAAAGCCTAGTAAACCAAAAAATTCAACAACAGGAAATGTTACTTTTAAAATAGATGACAGTGGGGCTACTTTAAGTAAAAGCAAAACGACAACTTCAAGCACGCCTTCTAGTTCTAGCTCAAAAAGCTCAACACCAATTGTAGATAAGGGGGAGGATGTTTTTTATAACAATCTTACATCTTCTGCAAAAGATATGAGTGCTATGGCTGCAGCTGGAATTGATGTAAACGATAGAAAAGCTGTTTTAAATTATGGAAATACTAAGGCAAAAAACATGAAATCTAGTTCTAGATCGTCTACAAGTAGCTCTTCAAGTTCTGAAAATAATCCAGTTACAATTAAATCTATTAATAGTGCTAGTAATTACGCAATGCAATCGATGTTAGGCGATAGAAATAGAGATGTTTACGCAGGGGAAATGCAGTCTAAAAAAGACTCTGCTTCAGCTTATCAAAAAACATTTAAAAATTTAGTACAAAATAATTCAAGTGCAGGTTTAGGACAAAAGGTTTTAAAAGATTTTCATGATATTGCTGGAAGATATGGTAACAAAGCTGCTAATGCAACAAGGAGAAAAAATAATATACCTGAAGTAAAATCTAAAACGGATTTAAAAGGTAGAACTTATGGCAATATTGGTGGTGGTCGAACAGGCGATACTACACCTTCATATAAAAATCCAGACGCTCCTGGTGGTAGAAGTAGAATCGCAAACTCTCCTACTACATACTCTAGATCAACTCCTATATATGCTGATTTTAAACAGCTTTATGGGACAACGAATGATGGACCAAATAAAGGTATTCACAGCTCTAAAAGCAAAGGTATAAATAAAATTTTAAAACAATATAAATAATCAACAACAATCAACAATCATTAACAACAAACAAAATTAAAAATTATGGCAAAATTTATCTCAATTTATTCATCGGGAGCTGGACTTGACGGTGGAGACATTTTAATCGGAGTAGATAGTATTGTAGGAGTAGACGCTGCTTCAGCAACAACTACAGTAATCAAGTTTAACGGTGGTGTTCTTGACGAAGCTACTATTACTCATGCTTCAGTAGGAACAACTCCTTCAGTAAGAGATGCAATTAACTATGCATTAACAGCTAATCCAGGTGGTGTAAAAGCTAAAGTTGCTTTACCATCAGGTATTACAGTTAGTAACATAGTATTCTCTTAATAATTAATTATGATATGCCACAGGGTTTAGGCCTTGTGGCTTTCATTGTTTAGATATGGCTTTTAAACTTAAACCACCTTTTAGTAAATTTCCTACACCAATAGTAAATGTAGAGTTTGAAGAAGGTGATGTTATAGGTAGAGCTGATAAGCGTGGAAATATTTTAATTAATAAAAACGTAACCGATCCAGATTTAATAACTGAAACCATTAATCACGAAAATGTTCACATACATCAAATGGCTCGTGGAGATTTAGATTATGATGAAAAAGCAATGTACTGGAAGGGTAAAAAATATTTAAGATCATCTTTTGATGAAGGTGATAAAACTTTACCGTGGGAGGTAGAAGCTTATAAAGCAGAATAATTATGTCACAACCAAAAAAGAAATTTAAAGATACTAAAGTAGGAAAATTTCTACTAGGTAAATCAGGTATTATAAATGTGATAGGAGATATACTGCCTGATCAAGGTGCGTTAAGTATGGTTAAAAACCTTATAGACAAGGATCCAGACCTACCACCACAAGACAAAGAAACAGCTCTTAAATTATTAGAGCAAGACACTATAGAATTACAAGAGGTATCAAAACGCTGGGACAGCGATATGAAATCAGATTCATGGCTTTCAAAAAATACACGACCAATAACATTAATATTTTTAACAATATCTCTTGTTATTTTTATTTTGTTAGATGGTTTTAATATACCCTTTGCTATAGATACAGGATGGGTTGACTTATTAAAATCACTTCTTATAACCGTTTATGTTGCCTATTTCGGTTCACGAGGTGCAGAGAAATTTAAATCAATAGGCAAGTAATCAAATTTAATTAAAATGAATATCAAAAAAGACCAACTAGAAAAAATTCAAAACTTTCAAAAAGACTTAAACAAGTTATTAAATGAAGTAGGATTTTTAGAAGCCCAAAAAACCGCGGTATTATCTAAGTTCCATGAAGTTAACAAACAAACTGAAGACTTTAAAAAAGAACTAGAAGAAGAATACGGATCGATTAACATTAATCTTGAAGACGGTTCTTACACTCCTATCGAAAAAGAAGAAGAAGTTAAGGAGTAATGTCATCTGTTATTAGAAAAATCAGTATCGGATCTGATTATAAAACTGATGCGATGCATTATTCTTTGTCTCAATCTGTATATGGAGGTCACACTATTTCCAATATAATCTTTGATACAAAAGATAATTCTTATAACATTTACATTAAAAAAAACAACGAGGTATTGCCATGGAAGAAATTTAATTCTAACATGGCTATATCTGTTGAGTATGATTTAGAATATTAATGAAAAGCATTTATGATTTTATCGTTGAACCATTAGGTCAGCGATATAATAATGAAGTTAAGATAGGTGACAAAAGCCTTATAATTAACACTAAGCTTGAAAGTTTTAAATCTGTAAATAATATAGCAAAAGTTATTGAAGTTCCTTTAGCATACAAAACATCAATTAAAAAAGGTGATAAAATAATGATACATCATAATGTTTTTAGAAGATTTTATGATATTAGAGGTAACGAAAAAAATAGCAAGTCGTTTTTCAAAGATAATTTATATTTTGTTCAACCAGATCAAATATATCTTTACAAAAATAAAAACAAATGGATATCATTTGGTGATAGATGTTTTGTAAATCCTCTTAGAAATAATGATGATATAAACGCTAATATAGAAGAAAGCCTTATTGGTATATTAAAATATAGTAATAATTCATTAGAAGCGCTAGGAATAAACGAGGGAGACGTTGTAGGTTACAAACCGTTTGGTGAGTTTGATTTTTTAGTTGACGGCAAGCGTTTATACTGTATGAAATCAAATGATATTGTAATTAAATATGAACGTCAAGGAAACGAAAAAGAATATAATCCAAGCTGGGCACAAAGCAGTTGAAGAACTTATAAAAGTAGCTAAAGAAGCTATTGTTGATTCTGATGATGATATATCAGCTGATAGATTAAAAAATGCTGCTGCTACTAAAAAACTAGCTATATTTGATGCTTTTGAAATACTTAACCGTATTAAAGAAGAAGAAGATATGTTAAACAATAAACCTAAAGAAGAAGCTAAAGCTAAACCTTTTGGAGGTTTTGCCGAAAGAAGATCTAAGTAATGTACGAACAAACTTTATACAAGGTAATAAATCCTATAAAGCCTCACGTAGTTAAAAAAATAAATAGATCAAAAAAGTGGGAGTACGGTTACAATAAAGAATACGATGTTATTGTAATTAGTAGAACAGGTCAGATTGGTGAAATATACGAAATACAAAATTTAAAAATAGCTTTACCAAAAGAAAAAGATGTTTTTAATAAAACTGATAAATGGCAAGCTCAAGAATACCCTAAAGAGTTAAAAAGAATAAAAACAGTATTTGATTGGAAACAATATCCAGAAGAGTTTAAAGAAAAATGGTATGCGTATATTGATAAAGAATTTACCAAACGCCACGAAGGTTATTGGTTCACTAATAAAGGTAAAGCTACTTATATTACTGGTACTCATTATATGTACTTGCAGTGGTCCAAAATTGATGTTGGGCAACCAGATTTTAGGGAAGCAAACAGATTATTCTTTATATTCTGGGAAGCTTGCAAAGCCGATAGAAGATGTTATGGAATGTGCTACCTCAAAAACAGACGGTCTGGTTTTTCATTCATGGCATCAGGCGAAGCTGTCAACCTTGCCACTATCTCTAGTGATGCTAGATACGGTGTCTTATCAAAGTCTGGGGCTGATGCAAAGAAAATGTTTACCGATAAAATTGTACCAATTTCCGTCAACTACCCTTTTTTCTTCAAGCCGATTCAAGACGGTATGGATCGACCAAAAACAGAACTTGCTTATAGAGTTCCCGCTAGTAGGTTTACAAGAAGAAAACTAGATACTAACGAACGGTTAGAAGAATTAGAAGGTTTAGATACAACTATTGACTGGAAAAACACTGGAGATAATAGTTACGATGGTGAAAAATTAAAACTACTTGTACACGATGAATCTGGTAAGTGGGAAAGACCTGACAATATATTAAATAACTGGAGGGTTACAAAAACTTGTTTACGTTTGGGTTCTAGAATTATTGGTAAGTGTATGATGGGTTCAACATCAAACGCTTTAGATAAAGGAGGTAGAAATTATAAAAAAATATACGATGATTCAGACGTTACCAGAAGAAACCGCAATGGGCAGACTAGCTCGGGATTATATAGCTTGTTCATACCTATGGAGTGGAATTACGAAGGATACATCGATTCTTATGGATTACCTGTCTTCGAGACACCCAAGAAAGAAACGAAGGGAATTGATGGCTACCCTATAGATATAGGCGTAATAGAACATTGGGAAAACGAAGTTGAAGGTCTTAAAAATGATCCAGATGCTTTAAATGAATTTTATAGACAATTTCCACGTACTGAAAAACATGCTTTTAGAGATGAAACAAAACAATCTTTATTTAATCTAAGTAAAATATATGAACAAATAGATTATAATGAAGATTTAAGAAACTCAAATGTAATTACACAGGGTAATTTTCAGTGGATAGATGGGATAAAAGATACAAACGTGCGCTTTACACCTAATAAACAAGGAAGGTTTTATGTATCATGGGTTCCAGAACCAAATCAGCAAAATAGAGTTGTTATTAAAAACGGTATTAAGTATCCTGGTAATGAACACATGGGTGCTTTCGGATGTGATAGTTATGATATATCTGGAACTGTTGATGGAAGAGGATCAAAAGGATCGCTTCACGGATTGACTAAATCCTAATAAACAAGGAAGGTTTTATGTATCATGGGTTCCAGAACCAAATCAGCAAAATAGAGTTGTTATTAAAAACGGTATTAAGTATCCTGGTAATGAACACATGGGTGCTTTTGGATGTGATAGTTATGATATATCTGGAACTGTTGATGGAAGAGGATCAAAAGGATCGCTTCACGGATTAACTAAATTTAGTATGGAAAGCGCTCCACCTAATTTGTTTTTCTTAGAATATATATCAAGACCTCAAACAGCAGAAACATTTTTTGAAGATGTATTAATGGCTTTAGTTTTTTACGGTATGCCATTGCTTGCTGAAAATAATAAACCAAGATTATTATACCATTTAAAAAGAAGAGGTTACAGAGGTTTTTCTATGAATAGACCTGATAAAACAATGCATAAGTTGTCTGTAACTGAAAAAGAAATAGGTGGTATACCTAATTCAAGTGAAGATGTAAAACAAGCCCATGCTGCAGCAATAGAATCTTATATTGAAATGTTTGTAGGCTATAACAACGAACAATATGGTTCTATGTATTTTCAAAGAACATTAGAAGATTGGGCAGCGTTTGATATAAATAATAGAACTAAACATGATGCATCAATAAGTTCTGGTTTAGCTATTATGGCTTGCAATAAAAATAAATATAGACCTGTACCTGAAGTTATTAAACAAAAAGTTTCTTTAAGCTTTGCTAAATATGACAACAAAGGTTTTAAATCAAAAATAATTAATTAAATGATTAATACAAGTGTTAACAGCGCGTTTCCAAGTCAGATGGTATCTGAAGAGGAAAAGAAAAGTTTAGAGTATGGATTGCTGGTAGGGCAAGCTATTGAGTATGAGTGGTTTAGAGGCGGAAGAGTTAATAGTAACAAATGGGTGACAGGTTATCAAAATTATAATAGACTAAGATTATACGCTAGAGGTGAACAATCTGTTCAAAAATATAAAGATGAATTATCTATAAATGGTGATTTATCTTATTTAAATTTAGACTGGAAACCAGT